CTGACGTTTTGATTCCACAATCCCCACACATGAACTAAATTCGGTGCAGTTTCTATGTCCAACAGTAAAATCTTAATTTTAATTCTCCTAGCTACTCAACAAGATATTGGTCTTTTAGCCATTCCTGTAAGTATAATAGTTGTAGCACATCTGATGCACAATCTAAGGTAGCATCTGTGGTGGTATTAGGTATATCGCTTTGGGCTTCTCCATCAGCTTCTGTGGTGGCTGCGGTAACTTCGGGCAATCGACTGCTTGTGGTATTGATGTACACCCTGCGAGGGTTATTAGCATAATAAGCATTGAGCTTTTTAACAGCATTTGCGTATTCCTTTGTGATATTTTCACTGACCTCTATTTGTTTATTCACAAGCACTTCGTTTTTGTCTTGTTGAATCTTTGCGTTAATTTCTGTCTGTAACTTAAAAACGTCAAACTTTTCTTTTTGGTTAGCGTAGCCTTTATAGTAACCAGCACCGAAAGCCAGTAGTATAATAACAATAAACCCTATAGGCTTCCACATCAAGAGAGGCATAGCTCTTTCTCAGCCTCACGCCTCTTGACTATACCACTGCAATTGCTTGACTTAATCTTGCAGTCCTTGCCAGCAACAAACATCCATCTGTCAAACTGGGCGCACGACCCTTCCCTGTCACCATCGTTAGCCAACTTAGCCATAGTGGATTTGCAGAAGGCTGTCGATCCTACGTTATAGGCAAATGATATATAAGCATCGTATTGACCCTGTGTAACGTCTGCCGTCAGGCATTTATTGACTCGCTTACCAGTTGATGACGTATTTAGCTTTAAATCGCCTAGCGCCTCTACCACAGTCACTTTTTTTGATGGGTTAATGGTAGCGTTACCAAATCCGTTTGTAACGACTCCACCAGTGTCCTTGTATGGTTCTGGGCTATATCCTTCGTATGTAGCAATCAGCATTAAGCCAACAGCCGATAGACCTAGTATTTTTTTGTTCATGAGTTAAGCTCTGGCCTTTCTTCAACTACCATAGCCAAGTCACCATTGTCAGACCATACAGTCACTTCAGAGCCGTCATCTAATACAATCACAAGATCGTCATCAAATACGCCAACAGCCTCAATGGTTTTGCCTACCATCATATCAAAGTAGGCGTGTAACAAATCTTTATCATCTTCATAATCATCTGTGTCAATAGCAGTCATGCACGATCTCCAAAAATACGCCTTCATCCAAAAGTTCTTGATTTAACTCTGACTTTGATATGCAACTATCGCAAGTTTCTTGATCACCCTCTACGTCAATGATAAACGCATGGTTACACTTGGCGCATAGGTTAATCTTGTTAATAAAAGACTGTTTCATTTGTCAGCCTTCATGTCTAACTTCTCGTAGATACGGCTTAACAATAGTTCTATTTTATCAAACCTTGATTCCATTTCGTCTTTACGAACATAATTGGTTGGCATATCGACCTCAATTTGCTTCATGTCCTCTTTTAATGATTGTACCGCATCCCATAGTTGTCTAGCGAACCAGCCAAGAACAGCAAGCACAGAGCCGATTAAAATGTTAATTATTTCTTGATCCATGCTTATTCCTTAATTTTTTGATACATTGGTTCGCTTGCCATAGGAGTTGATCCTAATAGCCCAGACTGAAATTGTATTGGATTCCTAAAGTCTACTTTAATTTGTTTTTTATTAATCATATCAGCTTCACGCTTTAATGCTCTTGCAATAGCCTGAGGATCACTTGCTAACATTCTTTCAAGTTCAGCAGATATATTTGCATTAATTCTTTTGCCAACAAAGCTACCAGCAGTGCTAACACCTTTTGTAGCATACCCAACAATAGGAGTTGCGTTTAATATTTCAATAAATTTGCTAGTCACTGGCGCTTGTCGTTTAAAGTTCTCACCAATAAAATCAGTAACATTTAATCGTCTAGCAGTAGCAGACCCATATCCAGCACCTAGTTTTGCAACTTCAGCCATTCTGCTTGCATCTGAGTTAATGCCTAAAATTGTATCAAGTTGTTTTTGCGTCAAAACTTTATTTAGCTTTGCGCCTTTAATACCAGTTACTTTTTTAGCAATTTCATCTTTGTTTTTTAAAGCGTTTGCTAGTTGCGAAGCATTTAATGATGATGGAAATTCCTCAGCAGTTGCAGGTATAAACTTTTCAGATAATATTTTACCAACTTGCATTTGATTAATTGGCTTACTCATCTCTGCAAAAGTATTGTTAGCTTCTAAAAATCCAGTACCTTGCCTATCCATCCAATCCATATAATTTGATTTTAAGTTTAATAACTCAACATATAATGGACTGTTTGGCTCTGCTTTTTTAATTGCTTGATCAATACCTTTTTTAAGGTTAGTTAAGTCACGACCTTTAATAGCTTGACCAATAACATTTTCAGGCGCACTAGGAGCAATAACACCAGACGTTTCACCAACCATGCGAGTAATATCTTGTGGAGTTTGATTGTATTCCTGTGCCATTTGCCTTGAAAATCTATCATAGCTCATAGGGAATACTTTTTGATTACCTTGAATTTCACTAGCTAACAATTCAGTAAGCGCACCAACACCACCATCTGCATCATCTAACACTGACATTGGTAGATAATCGCCCTCAATGGCACGTTCAACAGCATCATCCATGCTTCTAGCTTTTTTGTTAAATAAGCCTACAGTAGCACCAGACTTGCTAGGATTTTTTTCACCTGTAATATCTAATATATAATCTTGACTTACGCCACCTGTTTTGCGTAAATAACCGCTTAAACTAATAGGCTCTTTTTCTAATTTTATTTTCTCAGGAAGTTTTTGCACAGTTTCAAATGGAGATTGCAAATCAGATTCTCTGATAGGCATACCATCAGGCTCATCAATCACTTTTAATGAAAATGGCGCTCTAGGATTTCTAATCTTAGCTATTTTTTCAGCTTCTTGTAAAGCACCAGCAGCATTAGCTCTTGCTAACAAGTCAGTTAATTCATCACCACCTGACACAGCAACATCTTCTAAAGACTTATAAAGCCCTTCGGTTGCTTTAATTCTAGCTTGTTTTGCTGCAGCAATAGCAAATTCATCTTGAGCAATATCTCTTATGCCTTTAGCTAATTCGGCACGATTGCGACCAGCTTGCAAGTTAAGTTCACCGCTTGGATTAATTGCTGATAATGTATCTTCCATTGCTGCTAGCGCTGGACTACCAGTAGCTTGCCCAGCAGAAAACCTTACATTAGGTGTTTTTGGTTGACGCTGTAATCCTGCAATAACATTCTGCAACTGATCTTTACCAATAGCAGTAGCTAAGGTAGAACCAATAATATCTTGCTGATTGACTATTGGATCATAAAGCCCAGATTTTACCGCCCTAAATGGTTCAGTTAAAAATTTAGCAGCAGGTTTAGTAACATCAATAGCTTTTGATGCCACTTGTTTTGATACATTGGCTGCATTTGCTACACGCTCACTCTTAGGAATTACTGGCGCACCAGAAACAGGTCTAATCCTTGATAACGCAGATATTTGAGTTAATGGAGCAATAGCCATTAATGGAGATAATGCTTGCGCTGTACTTTCTAATTTTTCCTGCCCAGATTCAGTTCTAGGCTGATAAATCATACTTTGCATACCTCTAGCAAATCTTTCTTCTGCATTTTTTCCATCAGATAAACCTGCAAGCCCACCAATGCCACCAATAACAGATGGAACAGCAATTGCTAAAGATAGTGCAGTTTCACCAACACCAATAAGATTTTCACCAATTCCACGTTGCTTACTTGGAGTTGGCATAAATCCAGTATCACCAAAAGAAGCTCTTGATCCACCAGACAAAAATTGAGCAAGTTTATCAAGATTAGAAGGAGATGGCTGACGAGTTGTAGCAGGTAATCTAGCAGTAGGCATAGATGGAATAGATGTGTCAGTTTGTGTTTGCCCACTCAGCATCTCAAGCGATGACGTAGACATTTTATCTATTTGACCAGCAACATAATATTCCAAGTCTTTAGTAGGGATACGCTTTAATGCTTCTTGAGATATTTCAGCCATTATTTTTTCCCTTTGCGTTTTGCTAATTCTTGTTGAACTGCATCCATTGTATTAGCAGGTGCAGAACCAGCAGGAGCAGATGGAATTGCAGATTTTTTAGCACTAATACCTTTAATTGTTTTTAACGCAGCTAGTTTTGTATCATTTGGCACAGTTGGATCACCAATTTGACCAGCAGCTTGCCTATACAATAGTTGATCTAAGTTAGATTGTGGGCCTTCTAATCTAGGCATTGTTAAAATTAAATTGGCTTCCAATGCTTTTAATCCTGCAATATTTTTAGCGCCTTCTGTTGATAATCCAACAACCCTACCAAGAGCATCTACTCCAGCACCAATGTAACTACCAGTAGCGTTCTTTATTAAGTTTTCTGCCTCTTTAATAACTGCTGGTAATGAATTAGCCTGCGCTACTTTTTCTTGAGCTTTTATTGCAGTAGCAGATGGTGCAGGGGTATATATTGTTGGATTTCCCATCATATCTATTGCTGGCATATTAGGTTTATTAGGAACATAAACAGCTTTACCACTTGCATCATACCGTACTGTGTAACTTGGCTCTTTTGGTTCTTTTGGTTGTTGAGGCGCATCCATTGAACCTTGACCAATAATCTTTTCAGTTCCGTCTGGCTGAATTTGAATTGTATATTCTGTGCGACCACGCTGAACTTTATAGGTTGGTGGCGCTTTTAATTCTCTTGGTGCTGCAACATTTGCTTGATTAGCAACTTCACCTGTATCTTCAAAACGAATTGAGCCATCTGGTGCTACAAATGTTTTTCTTACTACAGGTTTGAGTTGAGCGCCAATAACATCTCTTAACAATTCTGGATTTGCTCTGATAGCATCTGCGTATTGTGGGAATTGAGTAGCTGCTTGTTCAATAGCTTGTTGTTGCAGGACTCTTTGGTCTTGCTGACGCTTCATATCTGCAATTTTTTGTTGTTGCATGTAGTCTTCAGTTGCGCCTTTATATACGTTTTGTGCGCCTTGAATACCAGACTGTGCTGCACCTGCTAAGATACGACCAAGTCCTAAGTTTTGATTCTTAGGTGCTGCTGCATATCCAATCAATGCGTTTACTAAACCGCTACCGATAGAGCGTTTACGCAAATCTTCCACAGCGTTTTCACCAAGTAGCCCTTGTAAGTATGCTGGTGGCGTAGTTCCTAACGCACCCCCCAATAAATCTAATAATCCATTTGCCATTTTTTTTCCTTACAATAAAGTTATGCGTCTGCGATCTGGCAGTTTCATGGTTTGTAGCAGAGCCATTACATCGTTACCTTGTGGCGCTTGACCACGAGTAATTTGACCTGATTGCGGAGATGGCATCGGTCTGTCTTGAAATTGAGAATTAAGTGCTGCTCCAGTTAAGTCACGAACATCTACATATGGTTTAACTTTGTCATAAAAAGAATCAAAAAATGATGATGATGATTCAGCAGGTGTTGATGCGATCCTTGCATAGTCATCACTGCTTAATGGATTAATTCCACCAAGAGCTGGATCGTTTAACATTGAATTACCACCAACAAACGCTTGAGGTGTTGCAACCTTTAATGCCTCTGTATTTACTAATCCCATATTAGGAGCAAGAAACTCACCAGATCCTATTGTCGCTGCGCCATTGGGTGTAATTGCAGTTTGCATACCACCAAGACCTTCTGAAAGAGATGCTGGCTGTTGTGCTAAATAAGCAGCAGGATTACCACCTGCTACATAACTACTTGCGCCACCACCAAGACCACCGCCAACACCAGCACCGACCCCAGAACCTAAAGCAGCGTTCCCTGCACCAACCAAACCAGTTGCACCAGCACTACTAGCACTAGCAGCACCTGCGCCAACACCACCAGCACCGATAGTGCCAGACAACGGCCCAAGTAATCCACCAGTTACGCCACCCATCAACGCACCCTTTAAAGGATCTTTACCTGCAAGAAGCCCACCCAAAGCACCTACGCCTGCGCCCACTAGAAGTGGTGCTAATGCAAATCCAAACATATTAGTATCCCTTCACTTTGCCAACTAAGTAGCATAATGGCTCAATAACGGCACGATAGATGCGACCAAGCGTATCACGTTTCTTGCCACGCATCTCTTTCCATAAGTCAGCAGTACGATGCCTTGCGATATGCTCTGCAATAGCCCTTACAGCGCTTCTGACAGCATTTGGTTTACCGTTGAAGGCATAGCCTACCACTGGTAAGAATAATGTGTGGTAGCCCTTCTCAACAGTCTTAGCGTTAGGCATAGACGCTGAATGTTTTAGCCAGATAGATTGACGGAATGAACCAAAGCCGTAAGCCTCGTTCATTGCGGTACAAACAATTTTGCCACCAGACTGAGATGTCGTTGTGACAGATCCTTGAGGTGCGCCATAAACACTTGATAAGAATGTTTGAAGTTTTGCGTAAGGTGCGTTTTGTTGAAAGTTGAAGCGATCAATGTCAGCCTGTAACGCAGTTTTTGCGTAATCCTCTTGTGACTGACCAACTTGTAATAGTTTGTTGATGTCACCGTAATCGGCTTCAGCCAGTTGTGGAGCACGACCAGCAGCAGCCTCTTGTCTAGCACGTTCGTCAGCGTAGTTTTGATATGCAAGCTCACCGTAGCGGTTCGCCAATGTACTAGCTAAAGTATTGGCTGCACGGTTTTGTAAGTCAGCAGATACGTTAGAGCCATAACGACCAGCCATTGACGCAGAACCTTGCGCCCTAGCGATAGCATCGTTATAGGTCTGTGTAGCTCCTTGTGCAGCACCTGCTAGAGCTTGGTTAAAGTATGGATTGTTTTGTAGGTACTGACCACCAAGCACATCAGCTTGTTGACCTTGTGCTTGCGTTAATAATGGATTGCCAGCCAATGCACGATTCTGTGCAGCCTGTAACGCATACTGTGTGTTTTGTGATGGGCTAACATAGGTCTGACCACCGTAGTATTGTGGCGTGTCTGACTGGTAAAGTTGTTGAGCTTCGTTTAAGCCGTAGGTGATGTAAGGCTTGAGCATTGGATCGATGCCAGTTTGGGATTGTTGACTACCACCGCCACCGCTACCACCGCCCTCAAGCGTCATGCGTTTTAATACTGGTTTAAATGCCTTTTCTGGCAACATATCTAAGTGATTGTATCTCATAATTCCATACTCCAAACTTTAGGTTTAAATCCTAATAATCTTGCTGTTTTTTCCCAACCTGTGCGAACAGATGAGAAACTTAATTTTTCACAGCCACCATGCTTTGCAATTGCCTTTGCTTGCTCAAGTCCATCTAGTACATCTTGATGATTGCTTGAGTACGCTGCCCAGATATGCATCTCTTTGCCATTTGGCTGTAAAACCATGAATCCTTCGCCTACCATCCACAACATTGATCTCTGCTCATAGCAGTCGCAATATATGTCCTCTGGTAGCCATTCTGAGTGACCTTTAGCCCTTACAGCTTCTAGCCCTATCCTTACTTCATTCCATACTGTTCGTAACTCGCTTGGTGCAACGTATCGCATTAACCGACCACCACATACCTAAATGTCCTGCCAGCAGTCGTGTTGGCTGCATGGCGAATTGTTGCTGACCCTTTGACATTACTATCAATGTAGTAAGCATAACCTGATGCGCCAGATGTTGTTGGTGTTAACAGAACGACTGATTCAAAACCAATACGTTCATCAAGTATGACGGTTGATGTTGCGCTACCAACTGCTATAGTTACAGAGCCTGTGTTGTTTGTCTTGCCATCCATGATGTTATTAACAACATTGGAAATCTCTCTTGGAGTTCCACCTGTAGGATTAAGGTTTAGGTATTGGTTAGCCATTATCGTGAACCTTGTGGCATCATCTCAACGTCAATCGAGATTGCGTTAGTCCAACTGCCTGTTGGCGTAATGTTAAAGCGATGGTATCTGCCTGCTGATCGCAAAGGCACTCTGCCCTCTGAGCTAGTAGCGACTGGTGTACTAAACACAATGCTGTCATCTAACTCCCTGCGAGATGCTACAGATACAGTACATGAGCCATTATCGATTTGTGGTCTTGCTAATGTTACAACGGAATTGTAGCCTTGCTCAATGTCACCAGTAGTTAATTGCGCTACCAAGTTTGTACCTGTGAAGGTAACGATTTTTTGACCAGATGTGCCAGCAAATAAGAACTTGCCACCTGCCCATAAACGATCATCAAATGATGTTGTTATAACGTCAATACTTACAACTTTACCAGTACCAGAACCTACACCAGTTGCGATAAAAACTGGATTAAGTGCTGTAATGGTTGTTGATGATACCGTTTGCGATGCACTAACAGTATATGTGCCAACGCCACCAGTGCCTGTTAAGAACCCTGTAATTGTTGTATTAGCAGTTACGCCTGTGCCACTAATAAATTGACCAATTGCAACTCCTGTGCCTGCCGTAACATTTAATTCAGTGCCTGTAATAGAGCCTGTTAGTGTTGTGCTTGTAGCGCCTACAGCAGTAAAGTTTGTATTGCCAATTGTTTGAATTGTATAACGCTGCCCAATAACAAAACTACCAGCATTAACTGTTCCAAATATGTTTAATTGTTCTAACGTAAATCCAGCCGTTGCGATAGATGCAATTGTGTTTGTTGTAGTATCAGCAGTAGACCATTTTTTTACTTGATAGTTATATATTAACAAAGATCTTCCGTTTGATATGTTCTGATAGTTCCACACGACAATCTTTTTAACTGGATCAACCGCAGCCGTCATTGTTTCGATGCCACTAATGTTCATGTTGTCAAAGAAGTAGCGATCAATTTTCTCGTTTCCGATAGCTTGTATTGAAGTTCCATCGCAAGAATAGAATCCGTTATCGGATAAGAAGTAAGTAGTGTTGCCGTACTGGACAACTGAGCCACCTTCCATACATCCAATGTTGCGAGTGAGTACATCGAACTGGAAGAAGAATGGGCTACCAACGTAGGTCATGCGAACGACTGCCTGATCTAATAAAACTAAACCAAACTCGCCACCAGACAGACCAGTAATGTTGCCCCCGTCAGCGAGCAACTGGAAGTCAGACTGGCTTGCGCCACCAGACACCCAATCAGTAAAATCGTTAATATCAGACCACTGCACCTTGTTAGAATTTGTGCCACCGTCTAAGTTTGCACACACCACAAAGTCACGCACAATGGTTAAGTATTTTGCTACTGGCGCAGTTGCCGATGCGTCAGCAAATGCAGTTGCTACACTTCCAAGCGTATAGTATTGAAGACGGTTGGCGTTATCAGATGCCAGTATAGTATTGCCGAACTGAACAAAACTCCAGTCAGAAGCAGCATATCCACCATCCTTTGAAAAGTCATCTAGGTTTAGTGTGCCTGCATTGAACCTGTATAGCTTGGTTGCGCTTGCTGCAAATAGTCGTGTGGTTGATCCAAACTTGGCTGCAAATGTTCTTAGTAATGTTAAGTCTGCTGCGTTAGAGTAATCCTCAGCAGATGGGAATCCGCTGTAGCCTATCGATAAAGGTACTACATTTTTTGCTACCTTTAATGAATCAACTATGGATGGTTGATCAGGTAGCCATTCACCAAGAGCAATACGAGACGTTGCCATCTATAATCCTATTCGTACAATATATTGATTGATCCAGCATCAAATGTGTCTGTGCCGTTGACAGTTGTAATACGAACACGGTCTAGTGTTCCAGATAGTGCTTTAGCACCTTGAGTAAATACTGCTGTTCCGTTAGTTGAATTTAATGTTCCCGAAGCAGTCCATGTATTAGATGCGCTATCAAGTAAATTAAGTGAAACGCTACCACTGTAATTACTAGCAGCAGTGTTACTTGCTGCAATTGGAAAAGCATTTACTGATCCAAGAACAGCAGACCCAGTATTAAACGCACCGCCAAGACCAAAATAACCAGTAGTTTCAATACCACCAGAATCACCAAGTTGGATTTGTAAAACTGAAGTTCCATTTGTACTAACAGCACTAAACATAACAGTAATGCGCTTTACCCAACTAGGTATGCTTGTAAAATCTACACTTGTTCCTGTAGCAGATACTGCCGTTCCACTTGATATGCCGTTATATACTGCGCCAGAGTTTGTGGTGACCCCAGAAGAACCGTCAATGATTACACTCATGCTGTTACCCCTCGTACATTATGTTAATTAATCCAGCATCAAAAGTATCTGTACCGTTGACTGTTGTTATGCGTAATCGGTCTAGTGTTCCAGATAGTGCTTTAGCTCCAGCAGTCTGACTTCCACCTGCACCATTTGATAAATAAAACAAACCTGCTATACACCAAGTATTAGTTGTTGAGTCTATTAGTGTAAATGTTGCACTTCCACTTGCTACGTTTGCAGCAGCATTGGAAAATGCCGTTAATATTCCAGTTGACCATAAAGTACCACTTGCTCCACTCAATGATGATCCTAAATAACCAGTAGTTTCAATACCACCAGAATCCCCTAATTGAATTTGAATTATTGAAGTTCCATTTGTACTAACGCCATTAAACATCACCGTAATTCTTTTAGCCCAGCTAGGGATGCCAGTAAAATCTACTGCCGTACCTGTAGCGCTTACTGCTGTAGCTTGTGTTAGCAAACTTATTGCGCCTGTAGCTGCTGGCAAAGTAACCGTATTTGAACCTGATACTGCTGGTGCTGATAGTGTAATCGACCCACTTGTATCGCCCGAAATAACTACGCTTGACATGATAACCCTTTCAATTCTTCTAAAGTTGTTGCCGTATCGACTAGGTTAGTCACATCACGCAATCTCTGCTTCTCAGCCACAATCGCTACCGTGTCAGCACTGACCTCAATAGCCTTCATGTAATCTACGTCTAGCTTTTGTAGTAATGGCGCACGTTCTGTGCGTAGGCGATCTTTGGTGATCGCTTTGGCTTTATCAAAGTTAATAGTAATCATGCTACATACTCCCAAGCGTTTCTGAATGTCCTGTCTGATGGAATCTCTGTTGCATCAACAATTTTATACTCAGCACCAGCAGGAACATCTTTGGCTATCACTTCTTCTATAGACAATTCGCCAGTAGGATAGACTACTGATACACCATTGCCGTTATCGTAAATAATTACATTCATTTTCTGTCCTTATCTAAATACTGAGTAACAGGCTACTGTTGGATCTTCAAGACCATTTGTTGATCCTGTTCTTACTTGCGCCCTAAACGATGCTGCGGTTTGCTGCATTGATGCACCAGCGTACAGACTTGTGTATAGGTTTGTATCAGATGCAGTACGTTGAACCATTCCATTCACTGAATAATTTGCATCAGGCATAGCATTAGTAAAGTTAATTGTGTAGTCACCAGTACCGTTATCAGTAATGCTTGACACATTAAACTTTTCACGAATAGCGACTGTACCAGTGCCATTAAAGTTTACCCATGCACGGCAGAATGTGCCAATTTGTGTACCGTTTGCATCAACAATTGTTGGTGGAGTTAATGCCACACCGTTTTCAATGACTAATTGGCTTGTTGAAGCTGCCTCTAATCTGTCTGCTATAATCGTTCCAGCCATAATATTTCCTTTATAAAACTACCCAACGTGAACCGCTTGGTATGGTAACCGTTACGCCAGTATTGATTGTAATAGTGCCTGTAGATGATGCTGACTTACCTGCCGTGATTGTGTAGTCTGTTGTGATTGTTTGACTATTCTCCACAAACACTTGATCCGCACCGCCACCAGTAGCACCGCCACCAATTGCACCCCATACTGTTCCGTTGTATGCCTCAAACCTACTCAATGTAGTATTGTAACGAATTTGACCAGCAACGCCTACTGGTCGTTGATCTGTAGTGCCTACTGGTACTTTGATTGCGTCTGTGGCATTAACTTCTAGTGTAGCGTCTTGCGTTACGCCAGTAATTGTTGTGCTTGATACGGTTTGTGATACGCTGACCGTGTAAGTACCAACGCCACCAGTGCCAGTTCCTAACGCAGTAATGGTAGTGCCAGCAGTTACGCTAGTGCCAGAGATTAACATTCCAACACGAATAACACCAGAACCAACTGCTGTAACGTCTAGTGTGGTGGCTGCAATTGAGCCTGTCACGCTAAAGTTATTACGAGTGATTGCTACGGCATTGTTTAGATTTAATTCATTTGGTATTAATGCTGTCGATCCAGTGATTGTTAGTGTGTCACCAGAAGAGTCACCAAGTGTGGTATTCCCTACAGTCGTTAAAGACGCAAAGGATGTTGTACCTGTAACAACTAAGTTACCACCTACAGTAAAGTTATCGCCATCTAAACCTGCTTGCTGGTCTTTTAACTGAGCCATCAACTCACGAATGGCATTGTTTACGTCAGATGGGAGCATCCCCTCGCCAATATTAATACCACCAATGTCGGTATTGTTGGCTGGCGTTGAACTAAACTCACTAATCTTATTCTTATCTGGCATGATTTAACCTTTTCTTAACCAATTATTTGTGCTTACTGAAACGTCTGTCCATGTGTTAGTGCCGACTGATGTGTCTGTCCATGTGTAATCTGTCACGACAGTGTCTGTCCATGTGTTACTAAAACTATTTGCTACCACAGTTGCCGTGCCAGTTATCGATCCATTTGCAGAATAATTAGCGTTTGCATAACAATTCACTAATGCTACCGCATTTACCGATCCATTTCCACTGAAGATAGCGTTAGAACTTGCAGAAACGCTCGCTAACGCATTAATCTGTGCTACCCCTAGCCTTTGCCTTAACGCATCAGCAGAAACGGTTGCTAGAGCATTTATT